CCCTCGACCCTTTTTATATGTGTCGATACCGGGTGTTGAACCCTCGACTTTGGGTGTCGCATTTTGTTCAAACACACGCGCGCGTGTTGTTAACTCGATTTACTTATAAGAAGTGGGGGGATTACTACCCCCACTTCGGTACATCGGTACACGAAAAAAAAAATCATGTCTGCGGTCAAGGGCTGGTGTTTTACTATGAATAATCCTGAAGGTCTTCTTGATTATGATCCTACCTGGATGTCTGCTTTGGTCTACCAAGAAGAAGTTGGCGCGAATGGTACTCACCATTTTCAGGGCTACGTGGAGTGTGTCAACCGTATGCGTATGCAGCAGGTCAAGGATGCTTTTGGTGTGGATTGTCATCTGGAACAGCGTCGTGGTACTCGTCGTCAGGCTATGGATTACTGCCGCAAGGAACCTCGTGTTGGCGGTCCGTATGAATTTGGGAATGTAGCCGCTGCCGCACAAGGTAGGCGAAATGAGTTGCATGACTTCTTGGAGGCCGTCGCCGCTGGTGTATCTCATGAGGAAACTTTTGAAAATTATCCTCTGGTGCATGCTAGGTTCCCGCAGTTCGTCCGTGACTCCTTTGAACGCCGCCGTCAACTTGCCCTTCCTGCGCCGCAACTTGAACTCCGCCCGGGCTGGCAGACGAATCTTGCAGCAACTCTTGCCGGTGACCCCCATCCGCGCAAGGTCCTCTGGCACACCGACCGTGTTGGCAACACCGGGAAGTCGTACTTTGCCCACAACCTTTCCCCTGCACCCTATGTTATTACCGGTGGACGTCAGGCCGATATTCTCTTTGCCTACTCCTTCCAGAAGGTTGTGATCTTCGATTGGCCTAGACATGCGGAGGACCGTTTTCCTTATCAAATTGTGGAATTTTTCAAGAATGGTTACTTTCTTAATACCAAGTATCAATCGAGGCCTGTTCGATTTGAAATTCCACATGTCGTTGTTTTCTCTAACTCTGGTCCTGATCTTAATGCACTTAGCTTAGATCGTTGGGATGTAACTGATATAATATAAATTTTATTTCACATATCTTTATAATACATTTTAACATAGCCTTGGTTGATTGCGCATAGGTTATATGCAGATCCACCTGTTTCAGGACCATTAATGAGGCCAGTGTGGGTTCCAACCCACACCTCATAGTCCCAGTTTTTAATAACAGTTGAGTTGTTTTCATAAGTCACAGTTCCGCTAGGGAAACCAAGTTGTTTTGCTGTAAAATATTTGGACCATCGGTACGTTGCTCCCATTCCGACTTTGTCGGTTCCATTAGCCCATCTGAGACCACTGGGCAAAAGTGCTGTAGCTGGTGCGTTAGCGATTAAGTTGTCTGAAATGCTATCATTTCCAAGACGGAGTTTAACAAGTTTTTGATAGATACACTTGTGTTTTTCATTATCGAACTCATCCATAATTGCGTTTCCCTGAACTGATAGGTTTCGGAAGAGACCAGTTTGGGAAGTGTGTGTGTTGTTGGTTACTGCAGCACCTCTATATTTCTTAATGACAATGATTCGCACCCAAACTTCTGAGAATCTTGAATTGGATTCCAGTAGAAGTTTCATGTGTACTCCTTTAAGTTTGATTCTGTCACCAATGCGTGCTCCTTGCAATGTTTCATTGTCTCCCACACCTTGTCCCGTGGCAAGGAAATTGGTGCATGCTTGTCTCCAAAAGTTGTTTTGAATTTCAACGTTGGAGATCATAGTGACTAAACCAGATTTTGTTTCTGCCTCTCTGTTGATGACACTTTTTACAACCTTAGTAATTTTAGATTTTAGGGTTTTAGAGGTTTTGGTTTTTTTTAGGAGTTTTTTAAACTTCGCAGGAACTTTGCGTCGCATATTAAGATGTTTTAGGCTGGTTTATGCGTTAGCGAGGGTTTTTTTTTTTTTGTTGGTGGTCGGACTTGAACCCTCGACCCTTTTTATATGTGTCGATACCGGGTGTTGAACCCTCGACTTTGGGTGTCGCATTTTGTTCAAACACACGCGCGCGTGTTGTTAACTCGATTTACTTATAAGAAGTGGGGGGA